CACGGCATAGTTGGTCAAGGCCACTTGTCGCACGTCGCTCAGAAGATTCGACTTGGGATGGGTGCGGGCTGGACCAGTGGAGTCAACCCTGACGGAGTAGATGGGTATTTCACGCATGGCGCGAGCAGCGTCACCTGGAAGTCCACGTCCGGTGTGATTAGTCAGATGCACGTCCAGAGCTTCGAGGCGAAAGACACATCGGCCAACAACATCATTCTGGTAGCGAACAACTTTGACGCAGCCTACACCCACGTTGCCAACCTGTTTGACATCACTGATGACTCCACCGGCAACACCATCGGCAACAATCGATACTTCAGCTTGATCTTCTGGGGCGTGCAGAACAAGACAGATCAGGGCTCGGGGCTCATGGTCAACCTGCCCGCAGGAAACTACACAAGCGAACTAGGTGCGACACTTGACACCAGTGGCTACGACGATTACAACTTCCCGCGCGAGTTCAATCTGGACTCTGGCACTGCCTTCCTGGTGGCCCGCAGCACGTTCAAGATGGGCACCACTGGCTGGACTCACATACAGACAGAAGACCTTCGCGGCAAAGTCCCCTCCAATCAAGTTGGAGGCGGTGCCGGTGGCGGGATAACTGACCACGGTGCTCTCGGCGGGCTGGCCGATGACGATCACCTCCAATACTCGCTGGTCGACGGGACGCGGGCCTTCACCGGCAACGTGACCGTCCCTGCTCTCATCTGTGGCGGCGACATCACCAGCAACACCGGTACAGTCAACTTCGACGATGACCACATTGTCACCACAGGCAACATCACAGGCCAGACTTTCACAGGCAACATCGTGCAGCCCATCGGAGGCTCCATCGGCAGCGCCAACGGGGTTGCCCAATTCGGTGCCACTCACATTGTCACCACAGGCAACACCGGTGCCAACACCTACGAAGCCACCAACTACATCCGAACAGACACGCTCCGTACTTGGTCCGGCACGTTGTCTATGCCCGCCGGAGGGAACTTCAGTGCCGCAGGGTACGTTCGTGCTGGGGGCAACCTCATTGCCGTAGGGACGTTGTATGTAGACCAGATGCGAGGTAACCTCGGAACAGTGATCTCGCTGGGCGCCCACGAACTCACTACGACGGGCTGCCTCACTGCCAACACTGTCACTGCCACCGGGGTCTTGGAACTTCCGACTTACAACGACTCGACTCGACCGACGGCCAGCACGTTGACAGCCGGGTCCGCGATCTACAACACTGACGACTCCGCACCAAACTTCAGCGATGGCACTCAGTGGCGTAGTGCCACCGGCCTCCCCACATAGGGATAGTCTCATGGAATTTATGGATATGGTGAAAGACTTCGGCCCGTTGGTCGGGATCATTCTGTTCTTCATCTGGCGTGACTGGCGACGCGAAGAGAACCTGGTCAGCCGCGTCATGAAGCTGGAAGAGTTCAACACCGAGGTTCTGACGGGACTGGTCAAAGAGACCACTGCTGTGATCGCAACAAACACCGAACAGCTTCGCCTAATCAACACGATGATGGATAGGAAAAATGGTTAGACCGAACTACAATCTGATCCGATTCATCCGTCGGTGTATCCGTGCGATGAAGAAAGAGTATGGCAGCCCGGTCACCGTCTACAAGCTGGAGTCCACCACCGCCAACCTGGAGACTGGCGCGAAGACCGACGTTCGGTCCTCGATCTTTGTGCGGCGTGCCGTAGTGCTGCCGAGCAGGTTGACTCGTGACGCCGTCCAGACTATCTCGCTGATCTCCGCCAACAAGCAAGTGGTGCAGGGCGGGACGTACGACCCTGGTCGACGCACATTCATCATCGACCGAACCGATGTCCCCAACTGGGTTCTCCAACATGACGACTGGCTCGTCTACAATGACAGCCGGTACGACATCAAGAGCATCGACGAGTTCGAGCAGAACACCGGCTGGGTCATCGTAGCCAAGAAGGTGGAAGGCGCGACCGTCTACCAGGACCGCATCGGCAACTCGCACGCCAACATGGTTATCAGCCAATCAGTGACGGGGGTGATAGTATGAGTATGAAGGATCTACCCCGCTGGCTGCTCTCCTCGCTGGCGAAGCATCTCAATACCATCGCCGTCGCCAACGACATCCCTTTCTTCGTAGAGGGTGTCCATGAGCGAGACGAGGACCGCATGTTGCTGAGTCACGCCGAACTGCGAGTGACCGGCCCGTACACCAAGCAAATAGACAGTGGTCGCTACAATGTGGACGTGGTTGCCAACATCATGCTCATTTCGCTCATGGATGCGAAAGGCGATGCGTACGAGATAATTCAATGGGGCGGCATCTTCCAAGACGCCCTGCTCTCGCCGATCCCTGTATACAAGTACGGCAACGGTGCCGACGACACGGGATTGCTGCTGGGATGCCTACGACACAAGAAGAACCGAAGGGATCAAGCCAAGCTGTTCCACTTCGGTCAGATGGATAGAACAGACAGAGTTCGGCAGTCAGAACTTGACGCCGTCTTAGAGATCCTGGTCTCAGACGACGAACTCTAACACGAATCACTCCACAGTGTTGGCCGCGCGGGCTCACACGGTGGCCTGACCTACCGCCTCGGGCGGGTTTGTTGTTGTACCGATAGCGCGTATCGGAAACACTTGAACTTTCATTCCCTCTCAGAGGAGATACCAACCATGGCACGAATTGAAATGCGGGACGTGACCATCTATATCCAGGATGGTCTTGCAGGCACGGCACTGTTGTCGGCCAACGGCACCGCGAACGACACCGATCTGGACATCGAGACCGTTGTTCTGAACACGGCGACCACGAATCTGGTTCCGATCGGCGCCCGGCTGTACCTGCCCGGCGAGACCACGAACACGGTTCACACCGTGACGGGGCGAACGCCGTCCGATGATGGCCCGACGCTGAACCTCGTCATCACCCCGGCTCTGGGTGCTGGTAGCTACAACAGTGGCAACAGCGAGAACGCGGTCACCTTCATCAATCAGCGCATCGAAGTGATGATCGGCGAAGGCAACCTGACCTGGACCGAGACGAAGGAATACGAGTACCTTCGCGAACGCGGCGACCTGGACTCGGTCAAGGAAGCCGACGAGCAACCGGTCGAGATGTCCTTGGAGTTCATCTACGAGTACATCAAGACTCAGTCCGGTCAGACCATCACGCCGAACGACGCCCTGAAGCAGCAGGGTGAGGCGTCCGAATGGGTCTCGTCCTCGTCCGATCTCTGCGAGCCCTACGCCGTCGACATCCTTGCCAAGCATTGTGTGCCGTGTGGCACCGACCAGGATGAAGACGTTCTGTTCACCGACTTCCGTTATGAGTCTCTGGACTTCGACACCAGCGAGGCCACCGTTGCCCTCGCTGGCCGCTGCAACGTCAGCGAACCGACCGTCACGCGCTCGGATGACTCCGAGTGCTAGACAATACGCTGGTGACCGGGCGGGCTATGCCCGCCCGTCACCAGCCCTCTTTTCCCTCTCAGCCTCAACTGGAGAATCAAATGAAGATTGGTGGAGTACAAGTCACGACGTGCGAAGAGTTGATCGTTCTCTATCGTGGTGGTCCCGGCAAGGACATCCCGATTCGAGCACGCGCTGTTGCGATCAACGATGTATTCAACAAGCTGGTCCCCGTCCCGGTGCCTCCCATGGTACTGAAGAAAGGCGGCGTCAAGGAGTCCGACCTCGCTGACAAGGACTACAAGGCCGCCCTGTCTCATCGAGACAATCTTCGTTTCGCCTACCTGATTCTGCGTTCGCTTGAACCCAGCAACATCGAGTGGGAAATCATCGACATGGAGAAGCCCAGCACTTGGCTCAAGTGGTCCGACGAGTTGTTGGAGTCCGGCCTCTCTGATAAGGAAGTGCAACGAGTCGTTGACGCCGTCATGGTTGCTGGCTCGCTGAGCGAAGCCAAACTTGAAGAGGCGCGGGCAGCTTTTCTACGCGGTCAGGAAGCGTAGCTCGAAAGCTTCTCTGGCCAAGGTATCGAACAGCCGAGTATGCCATTTGGTCGGCCTGTCAGCAATTCGGCATCATGCCTCCCGGTATCCGACACCCCAACTATGTGTGCTGGGATGATCTCGAATCGCCTCAGTGGGCGATGTTGGTCGGCTACCATCAGACTGTCCAGTACGACAATTCTGGTGCTGGTCAAAAGACCACGCCCAAGCCCAAGCCCAGGCCGAAGTAGCATGAAATGGAAAACCAACTTCACTGAGGTGTACCTTGACGAGCTTGGCTACCGGCGAGTCTTGCTGAACGCTCTTCGCAATATGAATGAGCGTGCCGGACAGGCTTGGATAAGCGAGGCGGTAAGCAAGACCCCTATCCCGACATGGTCGGGAGCTTCAAGGGCAACTTTCCAGAAGCTTGCCAGTGAACTTGGGACCACAGTGCCGATTGGTTCAATACGTGCGAGTAAGAGTCGCGTGTCTCTCGGGAAGTCATCGTCTGCTGGAAGTGGAGTAGAAGAGAGACACGCTGACACGTATATTGGCTTCATCTATGAAACCGATTTGCGATACCTCGCGTACAACGAGTACAACCACGCGACAGCGGGCAGCCCGCCCGCTCCGTACAGCAACAATGTTCGTTTCACTCCATACGGTTTCCAAAGTCGTGCCGAGGCGGCTTGGCGAGCAGTGGCAGCAACAGTAAAGTTGCCAGACCCCTATCGGTTTCTCCGGAAGAGGAAACTCTGATGCCCCAGATCACTCAAAAACTTGGCTTCGATGCCGGTGGTGCCACCAGAAGTCTTGGCAACTTGACGAAGAAGTTGAGAGAGTCCACCGACGCGCTCAAAGATTTTCAGACACAGTCAGCCAGGGGCACCGGCAAAATTGACAGCGCCCTCAAGAAGACCACGAAAGCTGCTGATGGTTTTCTCGTCAGTTGGAAAACAATCGCAAGGGTGATCGGCACTCAGTTTGTGGTGCGGGGTTTGGCGGCAGTCCTTTCACAGATCAGCGAGGGAGTACAGCGGGCTCGTGACCTCTCCAGGGCTATCGAAGAAATTCAGACCATCTCAGGCAGAGGCATGGGCAGCGGTCAGCTTACTGCTGACATTCTCGCTATCTCGGATGCTATCGGCAAGTCGGGGCAGGATATTGGCGAAGCCTTCTACCAGACCTTGTCAAACCAAGTTGTCGAGGTCGGACAGGCGTTTGAGTTCACATCGCAGGCCGCCAAGTTGGCGACCATCACCGTGTCGGAAACCAAGGACGCAGTCAACGCTCTGTCCTCGGTCATGAACTCGTATGGCTTCGAGGCGTCGCGTGCCGAGCATGTGGCAGGCACGTTGTTCAAGACCGTCGAGTTGGGCCGTTTGCGATTGAGCGAAATCGCGAACGTCATCGGTCGAGTCACCCCACTCACGGCGGCCATGGGTGTGTCGTGGGAAGAGACCGCTGCATCCATTGCTGTAATGACTCGGCAGGGCGTGAAGGCTGACACCGCTATCACCCAGTTGCGTGCTGTGATGACCAAGATCATCCGGCCAACCCAGGAGATGCGGGACATCTTCCATGCGTGGGGCGTCCGAGACGGTAAGGAAGCTGTCGAGACGTTCGGTGGGTTGAATGGCGTGCTGAAGAAGTTGGCCGAAGAGACGGGCCACAGTTCGGAAGCCATGGCTGACTTGCTGCGTCGAGTGCGAACCATTGTCGCTCAGTTGTCCTTGATGAAGGACGGCGGTGAGGCTCTTGCAGACACCCTGGAGAAGATCAAAGGGGCTTCCAATGAACTCACCGAGCAATGGGACTTGTTCACTCAGTCTGACGCACATCGCCTGACTGTCGAGGTAAACAAGTTCGACAACGCTCTCAATCGGGTTGGCTTGGAGTCCATGCCACACCTTGTCGCTACCATGGGGGTTCTGAACAAGTTTATGGGCGACGTGGTTTTTCAGGCCCGTGCCTTGTCTGGCGAATTTGATGAAGCGGGCGTCAACGCCGAACTCATGAAACACGTCGCTATTGGTGCGGGCGTGGCGATACGCAAAAGAGCCAAGGACTTCGACGAGGAGCAGAGAAAGAGATACGACGGCCTAGCGGAGTCCGCTGGGAGATACTACGTTGGGGTCCAGTTAGAAGAGAACAAGCTGGCAGCCATTCGGGACACCGGCATCGCTGCCGCCACCACGGCGGTCAAGGCTCAGGGCAAGGATATAGTGGACTTCTACAAGAAGGCCGCCAAAAACCTGGAAGACTTCGTTGATGGCATCAACGGAGTCATCAAAGACAACACTGAAGCGATCGCTGACATTCAGCGGGATTTGAATCAGGATGCACTGGACGCTGAACTTGATAAGTGGGACAGTGTCTACAAGAAGGTCTTCATTCTTGAGAAAGCCCTGCACGCCCAACGCCTGAAATCGCAGAAAGCCTTCGCCGACCTGGGCGTCTCTGAAGAGAGCCGGGACCGCGCACTGCTCGAAAACGAGATCGCTCTTGACCTCGCGGATCAGACCATCGAACTCGCCAATCAAGCCGGTCACGAAGGCACTATCTTGAGGGCCGAGCAGGCTCGCGCAGGCCTTCTGGGTCAACGTCAGGGGATGCTGAAAAGGCACACTCGACTACTGGAAGACCACAAGGGGAAGATCGAGGAGACTAACAAGCTTGTGCAAGAGGGCGCCACTGACCTGGAAGCGCTCATCAAAGAGCGTAACGATTTGATCGGCAGCGGGGCTCTCCAAGCCAAGAACGAGGCACGACGCAAGAAAGCCTTCGCCGTCCTCGCTTCCTTGAATAACAAGATCGACGACATCTTCACCGACGCCACGAGGCACGACGAGTTCTTGCAGTCCTTGGGCCTGGACACCGCCCTTGATGAGATAACCTCAACCCTCACGGAAGCCTTGAACGCATCCACCAAGGACTGGCAAGTGGAAGTCGCGGAGATGCACGCAGCCTTTGAAGACGAGATCATCCATCTGAACGTGGTGGTTGATCCTGAAGGGGTAAGGCAAGCCGCTGTCGACGCTCTCGAACTTAAACCAAAAGGGTCTGAGGGGATTGCTGGTTTCGCCAGAGCAACTGACGAGGCCATCATAGCGAACGCCAAAGAATATGAGACGCTTCAAGAGTCGATTGACAAAACACAGACTGATATAAATAACAAACTCAAACTCACGAATCAAGCTCTCGCCAAGGGAGCCGCAGATATCGTGCAGGTGAGAGACCAATATGCTAGGGTAATCAAACCCGCAGCTACAGTACAAAATATACTCAGTAAATGGACTGGCGGTTTGATTGCTAGTGTAGATGCGACTCTCGTGCTTAACCACAGAATGCTAAATGTTCAAGGAACCGCTGCAAAACTGAACACCTCATTCCAAGCCGCCGCTGACGCGCTTCGTTCTGGCGAGGTACTCACTGATGGACAGCTTGTAAGTCTTGAAGAACAGTTGAACCTTGCTCATCGCCAAGAGCAGATAAATGAAGAACGAACCAAGGTTTATCGGGATCAGCTAAAGTTGCTCCAGGGCGCGAACGATTCGGCTAAGGAAAGGGCTGCCTTCGATGCGAAACTCCCTGAACAGGATGTGGTTGACGCCACCATAGCTGCCAGAGATGCTCTCATTGAACAAAAGGACGCCGGGCTTAGTGTGGCCGAGGCCGCAGACCTCACACGTCAAAACATTGATGCCGCCAAGGAAGCTACTGTTGAGGTTGAGACGGCCACCAAGAAGGGCACTGTGGCACAGACCGCCCAGACCACAGCCGCCGGAGGAACGACGACTGCTGTGGCTGCGATCGGCACGGCGTCTGCTGCCAATGTCACGATTATCAACGGTGTGGCAGTGGCTTTCGATAACGTCACCAGAGCAGCGAATCGAGCAGCGTCGGCCAGTGCCGGGGTGGTCCAAAATCCCTTTGCTGGACAGTTCCATGGCGGCCCGATGAATCGGTTCTTCGCCGACGGTGGTCCGATCACTCGTGGTCAGGACAAGATCCTGACCGCCCTATCCAGCGGCGAGAACGTCACCAACTCCAAAAACTCGTCTCGGTTCGCTTCTGAACTGAACGCAATCAACCAAGGTAGCCCCCCTGTCTTCCGTGAGCAGGGTGGTCCGGTCACCACAGTAGGTGATGTGAATATCACGGTGAACGGAGGCGACTCCTCGCAGCAAACGGTGCGCGAGATTGGCCGTCTGCTACGTCGTGATATCCAGCGTGGCATCACAAAGCTTTAACCCTACTAGGAGATTCTAAGATGAATCAGATCGCCAAACTACTGGCAGGCCGCGTTGTTGCCGAGCACCGGGATCTCGATGACAGACTCAAGGCCATTCACGAGTTCCCGAATGGTATCGTGGATGAGGGTCTCGACCACATCCTCGACACTCAGTTCAACGGTGGCACGCCGATCACGACGTGGCTCATTGGACTGGTTGACAACTCCGGCTTCAGCGAGTTCGCCGACGCCGATGTGCTGTCCAGCCATGCGGGGTGGAGCGAGTCCACCACGTACACCGAAGCCAACCGCGTGACGTGGCAGTCGGACGCCGCGTCGAGTCGTGCTGTGAGCAACTCGACCACGGCCGACTTCAGCATCAACGCCACCGGCAACCTCAAGGGCATCTTTGTGTCCTCGAACAACGTGAAGTCCACGGGTAACACCGGCACGTTGTGGTCGACGGCTGCGTTCTCGTCCGTCGTCGCCACGGCGAACGGCGACACCCTGAAGGTCACCTACACGGTGAGTGGCTAGGAAACCCTGTCGGTGCCAGAGAGGGCGTGCCCCTCTTTGGCATGTGGAGGTGCAGCATGGCGTTACTGTGGATGGACAGCTTCGAGAAATATGGGACAGGCAACGGTGTACCTATCAATCCTAGCGATGTAGTCCAGTGGAAGTACATGGCTGGTTTCGATGAACGCTACGACGTTTATGATGGGAGGTACGGCGGGCACTCCCTCGCTCAGGACAACCTTTCTTCCAGCATGATGACGCCCGACCTGAGTGCGCAGGACAGAACCTTGATTGTCGGGTTCAACTTCAAGTTGCAAGTTGTCGCCCACAAATACGCCCTCGTAAATCTACGGCATCCCAATCTGGATGGAGAGACGGTTGACTATGCCAACTTGCAGTTCCGCATTCAAACCGTCAACGGTGAGAACCAGATAGCTGTGGCCTACAAGGATGTCCTCACTCCGAACGGCATCACCACCACTCTTAACATACAAGATGATACGTGGTATCACTTCGAGGCGAAGGTGTTCTGTGATAACACCGTCGGTACGGCCAACTTGAAAATCGACGGAGTCGAAGTCCTCAGCTTCATTGGCGATACTCGCCACCGCAACCACCCAGAAGCCGACCGGTACTCCCGAGTGCAATTCTATGCCTTGGGGCAGACAGTCCGCTGCTTCTATGATGACTTCTATGTCATGGATACAACCGGGACTACGTGCAACGACTTCCTCGGTCCCGACACTCGGGTGGCTTCCATCTCTCCTGCCTCCGACGCCTCCGGCAACTGGACTCCCAGCACCGGTGGTGATATGTTTGCGATGGTCGACGAGAACACTCTTGACGCGAACTACATCGAGAGCATGGTGACCGGCAACCAAGCCATGTTCGAGATGACCAACCTGTCGGTCAATGAGGCGACCGGCACGGTGCAAGGCATCATGGCTTGTTGTGACTCTCAGCAAATGTCAGAGGCCGCGAAGTACGCCAAGTTCATTTCGTCGAATGGTGCGGGCTCCATCGAGCACACAGGGAACTTTGCCCCCGGCCGCACCAATCCGTTCTGTCACACTCAGGTAATGGAAAACGACCCCGACGGAAACCCGTGGACTCCTGCCACGATAAATTCGCTTCGGGCAGGCGTGGAGGTATCCTAGCATGACACTTCTCTGGTGCGACAGTCTCGACGGCTACGGTATCAACAACAACACTGCCCCGGCCCCCGCTGGCATCGTTGCCGCTAAGTATGGGCAGGTGAACAACGAGTCCTTGTGGAGGATAAGGAGCGACAGTGGCAGCGCGTATCCATATACCATGCAGATGTCAGTCTACACCGCCTCCATGCAGATGCAGACGCCAGACATCACTACCAACCTGACGACAATCGCCGGAGTCAACTTTTGGTATTACCAGGGCCATGACATGAGAGCCAAAGAAGAATGGCCCTTGTTTCGATTCGCCAACGACTCTGATGAAGAGTGTGCGGCAATCATTGTGCAGCACAAGCCTGCCTATTTTGTGCGGGACGGGTCTGGGAACTATGTTGGCGGTTGTAGAATCAACTCCACACAGCAGATCTGGAACTATGTCGAGATGAAGGTGTACTCGCACCTGACTGAAGGAACAATCGAAGTACGAGTCAACGGCTGTCCGGTATTCTTCGGAGCCAACTTGGTCACAGCTACAGCCAACGGCACCATCACTCGCGTAGGGCTCGGCGGTAATTTTATCACCACCCCCGCCGGGTCCAGCCAACTCGACAACTTCTATGTGTGCGATGGAGACGGCAGCACGAACAATGACTTCCTCGGTCGGGTGACTATTGAAGCCTTGCACCCTGATGGTGATGACACGGTAAATTGGTCGGTCACCGGCAACGTGAGCATCGCGAACAACTATGGGCAGGTGAACTCGAACTTGGCGAAGCCCACCACCGACTACGTTGAGGAAGAGACAACCGGCAATCGCGACAGCTACTCAATGGATGACGTTTCTGCCGACTTCGACACCATCTATGCTGTCGTGGCAGTGGCGCACGCCAAGTACGACACCAACGCGACCACCATTAAGTTTGTGCTCACCTCAAATGGGACCGACGCAGAGTCAGCGAACATCGCACTGACTACCAGTCTCAAGACGGAGTTGTTCGTCGTAGAGGAAGACCCCGACTCTAGCAACGCCTGGACTCCTAGTACGGTCAACGCCCTGTTGTCCGGCTACGAAGTCGTATAGGAGACAACTATGGCTGGTGCTCAAGTATCACAACACCAAGTGCAGGTGGTTGCTACTCCGAACCAGAGTTCGGCGGAACTGCGTGTTCGACGTTTCTACGTCGATGTGTTGATCTCCGATGTCGGGTCAGGTGGCGCCACTCTCAACGAGTCGGCCAACTCGGCCATCTCGTTCGTCTCGGACGCCACGTACACGAAAATCTCGATCCTCAATGAGACGGCCAACTCGGCCATGTCGCTGGTTGACGTAGCCGCCGGGGTGTGGGACTACGAGCGAGCGGTCTCCTCTACAATCAGCTTTGCTCAGGAAGCAATAGGAGTCCTCCTGGACCAAGAGGCCGACAGCACGATAGCCTTCGTGCATTCGGCCGTCGCCGTGCGGGACATTCCCGTTGCTGTGGCCTCTCCGATCACGTTCACGTCGCTGGGCGGCCGAACTCTCTCTGTCGATGTTGAGCATGAGATTCCCTTCCTTTCTACTCCTATTGAATTCAACTTTGTGGGCGACCGGTCACCGGCCAGTAACGTATTGGCTTTTGTTCAGACTGTGACCACCCTGTCTGGCCTCGTCGTGGATCAGGATCTTGGGCTGGAACAAACAGTGGGCATCGTGTTCCCGATCAAGCCCTCCATCAACCAGCCCATGGGGTTGTCCCATCATGTCAGCACCCCATATCACATGTGGGTAGCTGACTCCCTTGGGCTCTCCCATAACACTCGTATCCCGCTCGTGACACAGCACGTCACGCAGAACTTGGTGTTCGTCCAGGACTCACCTATCGGGCGGGTGGATGACCCAATCACCTTCGTGCAGACAGTCGCGTATGCGTTCTCGGTGACAGCGGCCAACGTCATGAGTCTGGTTGACGATCTCACCATGATCGCTATCTGGGACCGCCCTGTCGAGCACCCCAACTTCATAGGTCACGCCCTCACATGGTACGAGGACACGCCGTGCGGGCGGAAGCAATACACGCCGTTCCAAGGTGAGAGCACGATTCCTAACGACTTCACTGCCCCAGACGATGATCTACAAGATCCGCAAGGCGACACGGGGAACTTCTCCATGTACATTCCGGCTCTCGGCGTGAAGACAGACGAGGTGATCCTACGCAAGCCGGAACTCGACAACCGTGACCGCAATGCCGCCACTCGCATCAACAACGAGACCCGAGGTGGCAAGCTGATTGTCTACTCCGATCCGACGTGGCCGAAAGTCCGCACACTGGCGCTGACCATCGTTGGGCTGACCGAGGCCAACGTAGACGAGATGCACCAGTTCATGGAGGACACCATCGGCCAGGAGATTGGCCTCACCGACTGGGAGGGGCGCCTCTGGCAAGGCTTCATCACTAACCCCAATGAAGCAGCGACTCAAGATGGTCGCCAGATGTGGACCGTCACGTTCGAGTTCGAGGGTGAGATGCTCGACGTTGAACAACCGGGCAGCGAGAACGGTGAAGGCATGGCAATGAACCTTTCACATTCAGCGACGGCGGTGATAGTATGAGCTTCATTCTGAAGGCTCCGTACCCAGGAGTGTCAACCACTACTCTACTCCCCTCACCGAAGTGGGGAGATTCCAAAAGCTTGACAGCTACGTTGCAGAGTATGCGATCCATGAACGGCGTCGTGTACACGTATGTCAAGTCACGTAACGGCAGGAAGAAATTCCAATGGCAATTTGAGATCGCTCGCAACAAAGCCCTGGAGCTTCGCGAGTTCATCAATTCGTACAACGGAAGTCTCATTCAAGTAATTGACCATGACGGCGACACATGGCTTGGCTACCTCCGCAGCAACCCGTTTGAGTTCACTGGTGCCGGACGTGCTGGTGACTTTTGGCCGGGCGGAGAGACCATGTCAATAATGTTGGAGTTCGAGCAACGATGAGAACAATCACAGCAAACACACAAGCAAAGCTTTCCCAGAACATGGGCACCGAATGGTTGCTCATTCTGGAAGTCGAGTGGGTAGCTGGCGGAAGCGTGTGCTACTCCGATCAAGAGATTGAGGGATGCCAGCCGAAGATCCTCAGCATGGGCGGCTTCGATACGTCCATGATTCTGGAGGGGTCTAGCGACTCACAGGAGTTGAGCGTTGATCTCGACGACACCGATGGTAGCATCCGACTGATCTACGACTCATACGATCTTCACAAACGCCCTGCCAGCGTGTTCCTTCTTGCGAAGGGCACCTCGCTCAGCGACAAGATCCTTGTGTTCAAAGGCGAACTTGTCACACCGATCGAGTGGAGCGAGGCCCAGCGATCGGCGACATTCACAATCCTCTCCAAGCTGAACTCGACGCAGGTTGGCTTCAGTATGGAAGAGGGGGACTTTCCGAATATCCCAGATGAGGCTCTGGGGAAGGCGTGGCCGCTCGTATTTGGTCAGGTTTGCCACCTGCCCGCCGTCAAAGTGCGGGCGCCACGTCGAGGTTATTTGCAGGGCGGAGTGGGCATCCATGACTTTACATTGGAACCCCGTATTTGCCAAGCTATGAAGATTCAGTGCCCGAGTCAGTCGACCGGCAACCAATCTTCCTATACACAAGGCGCGAACAATGTCTGGGGCAATGAGACAGTCAAAACAGTCGGCCCAGACCTGGAGTGTGTCAATCGACGATTTGGAGAAATCTGCCAACTGAAGGACCTGTTGGACCAACAACTCGTCTATGAGTATGATGTGTTCGACATCTACAACGGTGTCTCATTTCCGCAGGACGAGCGGCTGACAATCTTCATCGACAACGCCACCTTCGATGGCACATTCAGCGGAAACACATTCACTGTCATCTCACGCGAACATCCGGACTTTGCTACTTTCAATCATGTGGCCTGTAGGAATGTCCCGACGCTTGGATACGGCACTGTTCAGGCAGTCGCACAGTGGGGTGGAACGGCCAGCGGTGACCCCCGAATAGGTGGGTATTGGCAAGTTGGCCAGGCGGCGGGTGCCACACAACATCCGTCAATAACGTGGATACCTGCCGTCAACGACACCCACTTCACTGCGAACCAAACTCAAGAGCAGGCGTTCAGGTCATGCGACACCGCTCTTGTCGGCACTCCTGGAATGGTAGGCGGGCCGAAAGATTCTTGGGCTTACTATGATGAAATGGAGTCGTCCTCGTTCTTCTGGGCCCCTGCCGGGTCGGAAGTCTACATTGAAGCTGAATCTGAAATCTTGTACATCGTGTCTCTTCTCCCGGGTACGGTTGATGGAGTGGCTGCTTTCCGCACCGCACCTAACGGATTCAAGTATCTGACCGCTGTGCCGGAAGACTATTACACGGTGTACGAGACTGACTACCAAGGCTATCAGGTCGTGGAAGTCGGACTGAACAAAGCACTTACGCTGTACGACGACTCATGGGAAGATGCAATCTATGTGTCCTTCACCTCGTCCATCGGGCCGAACCCCTGCGACATCATCGAGTGGCTCGTCGGTAAGTACACCGAACTGACGGTGGACGCAACGACGTTCGCAGCGGTCAAGTCGTCGCTGACGAACTACCCGACGAACTTCTACCTGACCACTCGGCCGGACGTTTACGATCTCATCAATGACATCGCGTATCAGTCGCGGTGCTCGGTGTACGTGCGCAACGACGTGCTTTACATCAAGTACCTCTCGGAAGAGCCCGACAGCGTTCGGACGCTCAGCGAGGACGATATCCTGTCGGGTACGTTCATTGAGTCGCTCAGTGAAACAGAGGATGTCTACACCACGCACAACATAAAATGGCAGCGAGCCGGGGCCTCCGTTCGTTCCGATCAGAAAACCGAACGCAAACTCATACTGAAGTACAACGTAGGAAAGTACGGCACTGTGGAGGAGGGCTGGGATTACTTCTGTCACAACATCTACGACTTGGTGTTGAAGACGAGCACGTTCTGGCTTATCCGAAAATCGAACTCGTGGAAGAAACTCAAGCTCACTGTGCCGCTCAAGCACATGGCTCTAGATGTCGGCGACTGCGTGACCATCAATGTCGCTCAGTTCAATGACAGTGGAATCAAGTGTATCATCGAGAGCATGAGCCTGGACCCCGACAAGCACACCATCGACATGACGGTGTGGACACCGATACGAACCGGAGAGACCGAGCCCTTCTTTTGGGCGTGGCCTGCCGATCAACCTTGTGTCACGATCTGGCCGTTGGACGGCGACGAGAACGGAGGGGGTGGGTACGATTTCGAGGTCACGCCGCCTGTGGGGCACATCCTACTGGGTGGTTCTCACAGGGATGACCAGTTGGTCATCACCACGGGTGATCCGAACCCGAGCGACCTGTGTGATGTTCTGCCGACTGTTCAGTGTGAGATTTCCGACTACCTGAACTTCGACGAGACCGACCCTGATATTCAGGCCAAAGCGATCGCACAGTCGGCTGCTAGGGCCAGTATGGAGAACGCAATATCTGGAGGTGGGAACGCGGGAGGCAGCAGCGAAGAGAAGGAAGAAATTGAAGGCTGCGGGATTGTGGCGGGCGGGTGTGCTTACAAAGTCACAGTTCAGTGGCACACATCACACACGCAAGGCACCTACTTCAACACACACCCCGGCCCCGACAGCGATTGTGGCGGCCCCTGTTCTTGCAGCGGTGGCTGCCCGACTTGCACGGGCCCTCTCTGGTCGGTGTGTTACACGTATGGGGCCCCGTGGGCAGCTAACCTGGCCGCCCAGTATTACCTCGCCGAGTATGGCCACCCCAATGGCTATTGGCAGTGCAACGAGACCGGGGTGTATACTACTCCGGCCGTCAGAAACGGGACGCATCAAGGCCCATTCGCAGGCGAGTGTGAAGATGTTTTTGGTGAAACTTCTCCGCAACCAGATGGGGCTGTTGGAGCCGAGATTGGAAAACCACAGGGGTTGACCGGCGATGAGCCAGAATAGGACAGGTATGCTACCTTGCAACAAGCGACAGAAAGTTGTTAAGCGACCATCAGGACTGACTTTGTTTCGCTGCATGAACAAGAAGTGCGGCCTACTTGGACAGGAAGTCAATGAGCAAAGTTGCTCGTCCTGCCCGTCGCGGTCAGTGAAACATGTTCGCCCTTGCAGACAGACCAGGGGCGCGAAGAGTCTGGATCAAGAGGCGCCCGTCACGACGCAAGATTTCCTTGACGTGACCGACCCAGAGATCAAAGAGATGATCGCCGATGCCGGGCTTCATGTCGATGATCTCGACAAGTCGCACCGGTTCGAGGCGGGCGACACCCCGCCCAACTATCCACCCCTGACTGTCCAGGCGTGGACTTACAAGGAAGCCCTAATCAGATGGCATAAGGCTGGGAGGCCTAAGCGCACACAAGAGGAGGTAGAGAAGATCCACAGTGAGCACTGTGTGCCGTGTGATTGGTACGACTCTGACCAACAGCGATGCCGTGGGTGTGGTTGCAAAGTAACTATCGGTTCGGTGGCCGTCTTCAACAAGCTGAAGCTGGCAACTGAGCACTGCCCCAAAGGGAAATTCTAATGGAGACCGCCTTTGCGTGGTTGGGTCAGATATTCGACGCACTGCTGCAACTCGTGCCTCGTCGTGTAATCGTCAGAGCCACAGAGGGGGGAGTCAAGTGGAGCCTGTGGTTCGGCCCCAAGGAAATGAAGCCGGGCATTCGGTTTTACTGGCCGCTAATCTCCGACATCGAAGTCATTGTGGTTGCACGGCAGACGTTGAACACTCCCACGCAATCCCTGATGACCTCCGACGGAGAGACCGTGGTGGCAGGCGGGGTAATCATCTACAAGATCAGCGACGTGGTGCAGGCCATCGGAAAGCAGAATTGGTGTCCCGAGACCACGGCCGGGGACATCGTCCAGGCCGCGTTGGTGGAGATCATCGCCAGCCACGAGTGCGACTTCATCCTGAAGAACATCAGCGGGGTCATTGAGGAAGAGTTGACCCTGAAGACTCGCGAGCAACTGCGTCGATTTGGTGTGTACGTGGGGCGGGCCGCGCTGGCCGACTTCTCCACCGTGCGGCAACTGAACCACAGCGGGATCGCAATCAACATCAACACGGTGTAGTGATGGCAAATAAGTGCAGGAAGTGTCGCGAGAAGCGACCACCCAACATGGAGTCGTCGCCGAAGCGACCGCCTCGCGGGTCGCTCCGGAAGGCTAAGCGAGCAGAGCAGCGGGCTCAGAAGAAGGCCCGCATGAGATAACAGTGCTGACGGAACCAACAGCACTGCATCAAAGCCACGACCGGCAACGGTCGTGGCTTTTCTAAGTCCCGAGGAATCGCATGAACTCGGCGTACAGTTTCGCAGTGGCAAGGCAGTCGCATAGGGCGTCGTGAGCGTTGTCCATTGGGATGTCGAACCGCTTGCATAGTGGGCCGAGCCCGAGCAGATGGAACGGGTGCTTCCTCCCGTGCCAGACGTAGAGATCATTGATGGTGGCCGCCAGAGTCATGGTGTCCCGTGGGTGGATGTGCCACATGTCCCACAGTGCATCCATGCCCAGCCAATGCGTCAGGAAACCTCGCTCGAATGCCCAGTTGTGGGCCAGCGGCACCAGCTTCCTTCCGTAGCCAAGCGGCAACTTCTTGAACCACTCCTCGAAGAGTTCGATCCCCCGCTCCTGACTCACACAGTCCTGGAGCGATCTAAGGGAGATCCCATGCTTCCGCTCAGCTTCCTTGCTGGTACGTTTTGGGAAGTCAGGGGCGATGTTCAAGTAGAAGAACCGCATGTCCTTGCGCGGCTCGAAGTTGTGGTCGAGCGGAACACACGCGATCTGGATGATCTCGTTCCACCCGGCCAGCAACCCGGTCGTCTCAACGTCCACCGCACATAGGACGTTGCCGTTCATGTTGAGCAGACTCATACTTCCTCCTCTTGGTCCCACCGCGTTTGCTCGGCCACATCCTTCAAGGCGTCGGGGGTGTGGGTCTCCACGCAGTCTTCCATGTGCTGTTCATTCTTGGAGAGGAGTTGGGCGAGAGCGTCAAGTTCGATGGCATCGGCCACCTCGGCTTCGGCCTCGACCCTCACCGCTTTGTTCATCTCTTCTTGCGTCAAGCAAGTCATCCCCATGTTATTGGCTTTCTTCAAGGCGTCGGCCAGCAACTTAACGTCGGCCTTCACTGCTGCGATGTACTCTGCCTTGTCCGCCTTATCGGCTTCCTCATGTGCCTTCTCCACCCTGGCTTTCGAGTCTTCCGTAACCTGTGCAATGGCTACCTCCACGGCCCTCGCCTCCGCGTCGGAGACGAACTTCTGCACATGCTGATCTAGCAGGCTCTTCTCCAGTTTCTTGAACGACTCCAGTTTCCCGGGGCCATCCTTGATCTCGAACATGATGTCACAGGTCTTGCTGACCACGGGGAGCAACGGGTAGGGCACGCCGGGCTTGAACGTGATTTCGGGTCCGGCCCCCAGTCCGGCGTCCGGATCGCAGCAATCGTCGCAGGTGCAGTCGGGGCAGAAGCCTTGACAAGTGGATTCGGTCTTGACCTTCGGCTCTATGGTTGTGCTGTACTGTCCGTTCAGTTTCTTTTCTAGCGTTATAGACGAGCCTAGCTTCTCGATGTCCCCCACCTTGATCTCGAACGCAGGCGAGGGCACATCCCGTAGGGCGGGAGGCTCTTGGTCTGTGGCCTCATTGACGAACACCGCAGAAAGGCCACGCTCCAACCTATCCTCTTTTGCCTCCCGTTCGGCCCGTATTCTCCCCCAGTGGGTGGCCCGCTCGGCGAACACTACCTCGTCGATAGGAGGGGAGGTGGAGTTGAGTTCGTGCAGGGCACACATGTTCCACACGGCGTGGGCGATGTGCAGACAGCCGGAGTCCTTGTCGTACTCTTCCCCCGTGAAGATGTATTGCAGGTGGCGGAACATGGAGTCCCAGTATTCCTCGTCCGGCTTGTTGCCTTTCTTCCAGTTGCCCTCCTCGTATTTGATCCCGCCCATTTCCTTGACGCGGGCGATGGCTTCTGCCATCCGAGGGAAGCTTCTCATGAAGTAGGACAGCTTCGGTTTGCCGTCATTGTATCGCATCGCCTCACTCATTCTCATTCTCCCTTATGACTCTGGCCCCTGACTTGATGTACGGAACGCCCGGCGTCGCATCAGGATTGAATGTGATGTTACCGATGATCTGCTGATTGACTTTCGCTCCCTTGCCGACCGGGAACTGCTCGTCGAGTTGCTTCCGGATGATCCGGTCTCGCCAGTCGCTCCGGTACACTTCGTCCAGCGTAGACAGGAATCTCTCCTTGAAGACAGTGAACTTGATTGCTTGACCGGGAATCTCGTAGCAACACTGCTCGATGAACTGAGCAAGTTCGTTCGCATTCCCAGCCGCCGCATCTAGCTTACCTTGCGTCTCGATGACCGGAAGCATGAGACGGCTGGTCGCCTCGGGGATGTCCAGGTCCATGATCGTCCGCATGAAGTGTGGGGCCTCCGCTCGCAGCAACTCGCGGAATCGGTCGCGGGGAATCTCTGCCTCCAATGACGGCACGTTCATCGCTGTGATTCGCGTGTCGCCGGGGAACACCGGCAGGCTTGACCGGCTGTTCGACATCTGCACGAAGTGCAAGGTCGACAGCATGTCCTCTGTCTGTTTGTACATTGCTCGGATAGAGATCGTCAGGCCGGTGACCCATTCCTTCAGTTTGTTGTACGCTGCCCCTCCCGCCTTGGAGATGTCAACCTCGTCCACCACGGCCAGGACAGCGCCCTCCAACTCACCATTGTAGCCCTGGTCGGATGTGAGGGCCCGGTCAGCCTTGGCCACCCCGCTGGTCATCAACATGGAGATGGACTCATGGAAGCTGGACTTGCCGCTGTTCTGTGGCCCGTACATAAACAGATAGGGCAGCTTGCCGAACGGGTTCTGCAACATGCAGGCCACCCACGCGGTCAAGTAGTCCCCGCCTGTGATGATCCCCCAGTCCTTGCACCACGGCAACGAGTGGATATAGTCATTCAAGTCCACCCCGCAGTGATTCATGAGGAGGTCCCAAGTCGGATGGATCGGCGTCTCGCCTTCCTGCAACTCGACTGGGGCATACACAAACTGAGCGGCATCGCGGTTCCATCGTCGGTCGCCGGGGTACTCAGCACCGAAGGGTTCGTTGATGAGCATCCACGCCTTGAAGATTGCACTGCCGAGAATCGGGTCAGGCTTCAAGACACCTTCCGACATCAGGAGTGCCTTGATGTTCTCTCGCGGGTGGGTGACCCACAGGGCGGTCGCGTCCTGCAACACCCACGAGTCAAACACTCCGCCGCCCTGACCCGACCGCTTCAGGGCTCGCATCTTGTCGTCGAGCGAAGACCACAGCTTCTCGTCTTCGACTTCCTTGTCCGAAGTGTTGACAGACCCCCACAGGACGATCTCCCAGCCGCGAGCAGTCTTGGCGTACCTCGGGAACATCTTCTTGTCGTCGCTGCGTTTCTTCTCGATGCAGAGCAGCGTACGGTCGTTGTCGGTGTGAAGCGACAGGCCACGACCCACAGCCTCTTCAGGGAGGAACACATCGGCCTCAAGGATTCGGAGGGCTTGTCTCAGGTCTTCGATGAAATCGAACATGTAACCCTGGGCTTCCTTCGTTCCTTCGTACCCACCACAGGCAAGGCATATCTGACGCAAGGTGGCGGGGTAGTTGTAGGTGGTGTGGGTCCACTTCCCTTGGCTCCCCCACAGCGGACACTCTTCCGTGCCTTCTCCAAAGCGGTACACATCCCACGCCCCGTTCGGTTTCGGTCGCATGAAGCAATTCGGTTTGCCGGGGTCCGTGTCCTGTGAGTTCGTGTCGAACAGCCCGAGGAGTGGTGTGAACCGCTCGGCCAAGTCGTCGAACACATACTTCAGCCCGCCAGTGTGGCCCTGCCACAGGTGGTGGTCGTGGACCCACAGGGCAGAGTGCCCGGTGTCTTCCAGAGCCGCCAGTATTTGGAGGTGCCGTTCATCGAGCGGAACCTGCGCGACGGCTTGCGTCATCTCGTCGAGTTCGTCGCCCTTCGTTGTACCGTCGGGCGTCCATCCCTGAACGCGCACTTTGGCCCTCGCCCCCGAGACAACTTCGATATTGTCCTTCCAATTGGGAGGAACAAAATCCGAGGTGAGGATCTGAGTCGCTGGTTTGATGAGTTCGTAGCCACGGTTCTCGGCCGTGGCGTTCGTGTGGTGAATCCACATGATCCCGCCGCAGACATCGACACTGCCACTGATGTCCATGCCGGTGGCCTTGGCGATCATCGGGAGGAAGGCACGGGCGAGGGCTGCGTGTTCGTGGTGGTTCTTGGTCACCGGATAGGGATCTTGGAACCAGACATAGATGTGTCGGCCCAAGCCTCGTGTGCTTCGGACCACTTCCAGCCAGGGCACGTCCAGCGTGTCCAGGGCGGCGATTTGTTCTGGGCTGACCCCGTCGGCGTGGTCGACGAGTGAATCGAAGTCGAAGCCCAGCCCGACAGATACCTTGTCCTTCCAGTTCCACCACGTCGTCCCTATCGCCTTCATGCGGTTGGCGACAATATATTGGATGGGCGGATCGCTGAAATTGGCGTTGCCGCCAGCGTCGTATGGCCAGCGGTGCGGGCCGAAGACTTCCCCGCCGTCCTCAAACTTCGTAGAGTCACCAACCTTCGTGCCCGCCTTGTGGCACATGATCTGCGTCTCGAAGCGGGATGGGTTGGCGCCCCAGCGGGCAATCAGGTCGTGGTTGTTGTGTTCCTTGGAGATGACGTTGTCGTAGTAGAGTTTGTATGCCTCGGTGACTGACGGGTTGCGCATGTTTCCTCCGTTCCTCTTTTGTTGTCTATTATCCTCGGGGTCCTCGAAGCGTGCATTTTCCGTCAAATGCCGTGAAGTGACGAAAACTCCCACCTATGAGGGGGCGGAGTTTTGCCACTTAGGGGACGGAGATAGAGAAAAACTCCGTCCCCTAAGTGGGTGGTAAGTACCTCCAATGAGGGAGCCCTGACCCTCGCAGGTGGGCCTTTCCCCCCAGGTGTGGGGGCGGAGTTTTTTCCTATCTCCGCTCCCTCCGCCGGGTGGTATGCAAGCGCAACCCACTGCACTCAAAGGACTTATACTAAATCCATGAGAGGGGGCGGAAACCGGAGCAACAGAACTCACTTTCGTTACAAACTTGTAGTCCGACAAGTTTTGCTATAGGGGAGTGTCTGAGACCTCCGCCTCCGGCGCCCCTTCTGGGGGGTGTGCGGAAACGCCGAAAATTCCCGGTATCATGCGGAAAATAGACCCCTCGGAGACCCCGAGGATAATAGAGCCATGACAGACAACCCACTCCGATACCTGCCGATTCGATCCATTCGCAAGCCGAGGATCTGTCTCCGACCGATCCAGCGGAACACGCCGGAGTACGCTGAACTGGTCGAGTCCGTAAGGAAAGATGGGATACTCCAGCCCGTGCTGGTTCGCCCCATGGACTCTGAGTATGAGATGGTGGAGGGTCGGCATCGGATGGAGGCCGCCAAGGAAACGGGCCTCACTGAGATCCCCTGTATCATCATGGATCTCACAGACGACGAGGTGTTGATAGTACAACTGAAGTGCAATGCGATCCGTCCGATCACACGGACGTTTGAGTACGCTCGCCGCCTGAAGATTCTCATGGAAAAGGACTTGACACTTAACGAACTCAGCGCCATGATAGATAAGAGTCCCAAGTGGATTCGCAATCAGATTCAACTTAACCGACTGTGCCACGAGGCGCGGCCAGCAGTCGAACGCGGCGAGATACCGATGGCATCGGCCCTGGCACTGGCAAACTTGCCCGATGAACTGCAACCGAAGTTCATTGACGACGCGGTAGCCATGAAGCAATCGGAGTTCCTCCCGCGTGCGAAAGAAGCACTGAGAGACTTCAAGGCATACCTGTTGCGGTTGCAGCAAGAGGATAGGGAGGTTGGTGCAGCAAAGCCCAGCCTACGTGCGATCAATGTACTGAAGCGTGAGGCGGCCACATCTGAACAAGCGAAGCTAGTGCTGAAGCGCACTAAGGCCAAGACCCCTCTCAACGGCTGGGAGGCGTGTATGGCTTGGGTATTTCGCCTGGACCCACTCACAGTAGCAAGACGAAAAGCCGGAAACAAGGAGCGCGATAAGAAAGCAACCAGAGCAACACGCGAAGAGTATCGTAAACTGAACCGACAGCTAATCAAGAAGTTTGTCAATCCTCAATCCGAAACCGGAGACTATCGACATGGGTAATGAACTCGTTCCTTTCAAAGTCAGCCTTCCCGCCGTCAGCGAAGAGCAAATGAAAGCCTTGGCAGAAGTTTCCAAGGCCTCGGACTTTCTCCCGCGCATCCAACTCATCACCAAAGGCAAGTACGTGGACACGGGCAAGATCGCTCCTGGCCACTGGGGCATCCCGCAGACGGGCGGCGAGGAGATCGAGGATCTTGGCATCAAGATCGACGTGGTGCCTTTCGTCTTCCGTCCCAAGGCGTTGGATGTCAATGACAAGGAAGCCATCATCACGTCCTACGATGTGGCTGATCCCGAATTCCAGCGGATCAAGGTCGCCCCGAAGAACACGGGTTGCATGTGGGGCCCGTCCTTCCTGGTGTTGGAACGCAGCACCGGCAAGCTGTACGAAATGTTCTTCAGCAACAAGTCCGGCCGCAACGAAGCGGGCAAGCTGAAGCCTTTCCTTCTGGACCAGATTCCCGCGTCGATGGGTATCCGGTACATCCAGAAAGACAAGTATTCTTGGCACGTCCCGGTCATCACCAAGTGCTCGGAGCCCTTCGACGCCAAGGCCATCAAGGTCACGCCGGAAGACATCACCAAGGAAGTCGAGAAGTTCTTGAACCCTGAGAAGGGTACCGAGAAGGTTCCCGACGAGGAAGCCAAGGGCCAGACGCGGGCCCGATAGCATTCTCTCCCGTGACCCCGACGGGCTTTCACCTCTCCCGTCGGGGTCATCTATATCAGTCCTGTACCTCAGTAGGCATCATAGGATCTCTGGACGCAGGGACTATGTTGGAGCCGGAACCATCGGGCATCATGAACCTCGACTACGTTCCGGCGGCAGAGGGCCACGTCCTTTGTACGTGGAAGTCGCTGGTTCAACTCCAGCCAGGATAGCTTTCAATCATGACAGTAACCTAAGCAAAGGAAACAAAATGGGAATCTTCAATCGTGAAGTCGATAAGGAAGTCCGTCGGGCTCGCCTCCGCAAGATCGCTCGCATCCTCCTGATCGCCGTCGGCATCGGCTTGGTGGTGGGTGGCGTCATCTACGGCCTGAAGGCCACAGGCATCATGTAATGGGTGAGAGCACTCTCGATTACGACCTCAAGAAAACCTTAGAATGGTGTGCAGCAAATGGTGTGGTTTTCGGAGTTACGACGCACGGTGACACGTTGGCTATCACCGCGAAGCGATCCAACATCTTTGCCGAGTACATCATCGACGAGCCCTTTGACGCCAAGTCAATTGGAGACGCTATGTGGGCTGCTCTCTTCTCTGTTAAGCATGGGACAGAATACCACGCAGAGTTCGGTCACTTCCCTCCAGTCAGAAAGAGAACTGGACCGCCTCCGATTGAAGAGAGAAAGAACTCTCCTATACCAAGCCAAAATGGAGGGGGCCCCTCACCGAATTTACAACCCGCTGCTGTTCCACGACGGCGTGAGTTGGATAGCGAAAGCTGATTTCGGGAAGGGGCCGAACCTGGTAGGCAGGGGTGAGAGCCCGGCGGGGGCGTTGCGAGACTACGACGAACAATGGATGGGAGTCAAATGAGTGCAGTAGCATTAGTTCAGTTCTCTTCGGTGGACATCGGGAAATTCCTGTCGCTTGGTCGTCAGGCATTGGACCGGAGCCTTGCGGAGTCAGCCGACGACGCCGGGCACGGCCCGCCGTTGCACCACATGCTTCTCGTCGCTGCCATGAAGGACGCGGGCGCCCGGTCGGCCACCGACATCACCCCCTACCTCAATTTGTTCCACGCGGGCTTCCTGATCGCCGCCGATGATTACCATTGGGCCGAGATCCTAGAACTGGCCGGGATGCCGGGCCTCTTGGTGGAGAGCGCCCAACGTGGCCTGAGCCTTGGCTTCATCGCCGGGACACTCACGCAGTGGCAAGCCGCCATTCTGCGCGGGTGCCAGAGAGAGGTAAGTGTCGATGCCTGTGGCACTTACAACCGGATCTACACCGAGTTCAAGAACATCGGGATCGCCGCCGCTTTCCGCCTGAAGTCGAAGCCCAACAATCAAAACGGCACATTCCTTTTGGAATATAGTCCTTGACAATCCACCTTCCGCGTGGTAGAATTAAGAGATGCAAGAAGCTATCAAGCTAATCACAAGCACGAGCCAAGGCACCCTAATCAAGGTGCCCGTAGTCATCGAGCGGATGGAGGATCGTATATTCTTCGTCAAGTCTCCCTTCGAGCTGAAGAACGAGATCAAGGCGATGCAGGGGTCTCGGTGGCACGGGTACGTCGATGGCGACAACCGCATGATGTGGTCGGTAGCTGATAGCACCCGCAACAACTTCCAGCTTGACTTCATGCAGGGCGGTAACCCTTACGCGAACTGGGACCAGCCGCTCCGGAACTGGGGCTACTCCCGTCCACTGTACGACCATCAAAAGCTGATGGCCGACTGCTGCCTGACATACCACTATATGATCCTCGCGGCCGAGATGGGCGTCGGTAAAACCCTGGCCGGTATCGAGGTGCTTGAACAATCAGGTGTGCTTGATTGGTGGTGGGCTGGTCCCAAGTCTGCCCTCGCGGCCGTCGAGCGGGAGTTCATCAAGTGGGATCTGAAAGTCATGCCCCGCTTGCTGACGTACGACCGGCTTCGTATCGAGATCGAACGATGGGAGAAAGGTGCTCCCGCTCCGCAGGGTGTCGTCTTCGACGAGTCGACCCGGCTGAAGACTGATAGCGCCAAACGAACCAAGGCCGCCCAGCATCTCGCCGATTGTATCCGAGCCGAGTATGGCTGGGATGGCTACGTCATCCTGATGTCCGGGCGCCCCTCTCCCAAGTCGCCGCTCAATTGGTGGGCACAGTGCGAAGTCTGCTATCCTGGCTTCCTCAAGGAAGGCTCGGCGAAGGCGTTCGAGTGGCGGCTGGGGATCTTCCAGAAACAGATGACCAACTCGGGTGAGTTCTTCAAGCGGGTGGCCTGGCGAGACGACGCGCGGAAGTGTAATGTGTGCGGCGAGTTCGCTGACCACAGCAGCCACGACATCGAGAACGACGACAACGGTCTGTTCGGTGAAAGCGGGGCCACCCACGTCTACGTGCCGTCGAAGAACGAGGTCGCCTATCTGTACGAGCGGCTTGGTGGTCTGGTTCTGCCGCTGGCGAAGAAAGACTGCCTCGACATCCCCGACAAGATTTATCGGGAAGTGATCCTGCCGCCCTCGTCCACGCTCAAGCGGGTGGCCAAGGCGTTGGCGAAGTCAGCCGTCTCCGTCATCCAAGGCCTGACGTGGCTACGCGAACTGTCCGACGGCTTCCAGTACCGTGAGAAGCAGGACGGCGATGAGCCCTGCCCGGTGTGTAAGGGTGAGGGCAGATGCGAGCAGTGGTTCGCGGTCGAGCGGGAAGACGACGACGGGCCGGTTGACGACAGTGTAGTCACCAACGCCCACGACGATGAAGCCGACCGATACGAACTGATTATGTCGGGGTGCAGCCGGTGTGTTGGCACGGGCCGCGTGCCTAAGATGGTGCGGGACACGAAACAGATCAAGACGCCGAAGGATCAGGCGGTGCGGGATCTCCTGGAAGAGAACGAAGACCAGGGGCGCATCGTGATCTTCGCGGGCTTCCAAGGATCGATTGATCGGATCGTCAAAATCTGCCACTCGCAACAGTGGAACGTGGTCAAGGTCGACGGCCGTGGCTGGAAGGTCCAACTGTGCAGCGGCGAGCGGACCCCGAACAAGACCAAGCCGCTCGATTACTGGGCTGACATGGACAACGAGCGGGTTGCCTTCGTGGCACACCCACAGTCTGGCGGCATGGGTCTGACCCTGACCGAGGCCTGCATGGCGGTCTTCTACTCCAATGATTTCTCCCCTGAATCCCGCTGGCAAGCTGAGGACCGAATCCACCGGCCGGGCATCGACGAGAACAAGGGAGCAACGATAGTCGACCTGTTCCACCTGGGGACCGATGTAAAAGTGCTGAACGTGTTACGCGACAACCGTCGCCTCGAACAAATGACCTTGACCGAATTTCAGGAGATGACTGACGATGATTAACCCCCTTGCTGTGTTCGCTGTCGAGTCTGACATGGACTACTTCATTCCCACCGACAAAGTGGAGAACCTTGGACTCCAGTGGCTTCTGTACGAACTGTTCGTGGAGGAAGATGAAGAGCTTGGCATCGAAGAGGTGAGGGTCGCCGTGAAGGCCTCCCATGATGGCACTCTCTTCGACGTGCTCCTGAACGACATGTCGGTCGGGTACTTCGCGATCAAGGCGTACTGCCAGTGCGTGCCCGGCTTGAAGATGCCAGCACTCCTCGCTTTCGGGGAAGAGGAGAATATCGCCTTGCCCGCCCTGCTTGACGATTCTGATTATGGCATCTACCTTGTCCCCATGTTCGGAGAGGCAGTCCCATGCTAGTCACTGAACTTTTCGACGGCCTCAACGTCTCCGAGCCTGACAAGGAAGTGCTCATCGAGATCAACGGTGTTCAGCACGCCATTGATGATGTCGAAGAGAACTCGCAAGCCGTCGTGCTGATCGTTGACACCGACCAAGAAGATCGAGATATGCGATGAACATTCAATGCCCCGCGTGCCAATCGGACAACACCGCTCTCATGTTTGACATGGGCTCCCAGCCGATGTCCCTGGTAGAGTTGCAGTCCGACCCCATCAAGTCGTATAACACGCCGCTGTACCGGATCGTGATGCGGATCTGTCGCAACTGTTCCCACGTTTACAACGCTGTGTTCAAGCCCCTCTTTGCACCCTACGAGGACATGGGCTGTCGCATGTATAATGCGGGCAGCAGTTGGCAGACCCACCTGCAAGGCGTGCGGGACATGCTCGCCCCCATCCTGTTGACTTCGGATGTGGTCGTGGAGATCGGTGCCGGGGACTGCGAGTTCCTCGCGTCCCTCGATACCCCTAGCATCCGGGTGGCTGTTGACCCGTGCGAGGCCGTCGAGCGAGCAGAAGAATATGGCATTCAGTATCATCGTTCCCCGTTCAGCTACAAGCACCACGTCCCCGAAGGCTTTCGCACAACCCTCCTGATGGCCCGCCACCTTCTGGAGCATCTCGACAAGCCCCGCGCCTTGATCGAAGAGATCGTCACCGAAGCGAAGAAACGCAACGGCGTGACCTACCTGTACTTGGAGGTGCCCAACTGCGAGGTCGCCCTGGAAAACACGCGGATCGAAGACTGGACCTACGAGCACGCCCAGCACTTCACCATCCACAGTATGCGAGCCTTGCTTCGCAACAGTGGAATCGATCAATTCTCTGTCACGAAGCAGTACAACGAAGAGGTGCTGTCAGTCGTCGCAAAGATCATTCCCGCTGAGTTCCACCCGACTGACTTGGATGTCGACACGGTGCTGTCCAACTATGCAGATGTGGAGCGGAGCATGGATGACGAGGCCGATCGGCTGTGGAGCCACCCCGGCGACTATGCGTACTGGGGTGGGGCTGGCAAGTCTGCCATGTTCATCAACCTGTTCAACATCTCCCACCAAGCTTGTGTGGTAGACAGCCATGACGAGAAGTGGGGCCTGTGCGTCCCCGGCCGTTCCACGAAGATTTGCGACCCCGAGATCCTGAAAGAGTCCCCGCCCTGCTACATCGTCGCGACAACCTCGTGGCGGGCCAACGACATTCGCGACGAGATCAAGCGACGTGGCATCAAGTGCAAAGGACTTCTGAAGTTCGAGCAAGGCACATTAACGGAGGTCCCCCTTGAAGAAGACTAGGACAAAGAAACGACAGAAGCAACTGGACGCGCGACGCAAAGTGCGACGAGCCCTCGCGCCTCTAGTGAAGCCCGCCGCATCCTCGCTGCTGAATATCCCTACTGGTAAGGGCATTCCATCCGTCGATCTCCCGGCGATGTACAAGGCCGTCGCGAACCGAGATCCCAAGGTGTGGCCTGCCATCTTGGAATACCTGGCCTACTTTCAGGACCACCACTACCGGCAGTTCGGCACCGACGCGATCATGCTCATCAACGAGTTTGTCGCCGTGGTGTTCGCCGCCATGGCTATGAAGGACTTCACGCCAGAGAAGCAGGAGGCCGCCCATCTAGTGCAGATGGGTCACATCTTCCAACATCTGGTGGCCACCTCGTCATACCGAACCACCGATGCCCTCCTGGACTCCGTGCTCCCGATGCAGGGTAACGTGCCGAAGCTTCTCTTTCTCTTGAATCCGAGATGTGAGATCCAGCCCAACCAATCGAAGCTGTTCGACGCCGACCCGTTCCTGTCGTCGATCTGGTTCCTGACCTACATGATGGGAATCTCGTCGCCGACAAAAGCGATCCAGAAGAACATGTACCGCCACCTCCACAACATGGATGAGCGGTTCGTGCCACCCCACCCGTCGGTCTCCGGCGTGTACTTCTCCTGCACGTATCACCATCCCGACAGTGCCCGGCGGGTCAAGAAGATCATCAACGGGGCGATCAAGAATAGTGGCGAGGCGCCGAAGTTCGTGAACACGCCTGACAAGAACTCGATTGCGATCGTCACGAACAAGTGGCACCGCAACCATGCAGTCTACAAGTCAGCCTCTCCGCTCGTTGAACAGTTGAAGGGCAAGTACAAGCTGACGCTAGTGTGGACCGGCCCGCCGGATCAGGTTCCAGACACACGGGTCACCGACTACTTTGACAAAGTGGTTTACTGTCACTTCACCCCGGGGGCTGGCCTGACGATTCCGGAAGAGTTGCTCAACAATGATTTCCAGATGATCTACTTTCCCGACATCGGGATGACCGATGAGTCCATCTGGCTGTCGAACTTCCGCATGGCCCCGATCCAAGTGGTGGGTTATGGCCACCCCGATACCACGGGCGAGGGCAACGAGATCGACTACTTCATCGGCGGCACAGTTGAAAAGGATTCCACGTCGGCCTACGCCGAGACCATGGTCCTGCTCCCCGGCCTGGCTCAAGAGCCCGCGTGGCCGACGGCCGAGCGGAAGCACAACCACAACGATGACGATGTGGTCCGCGTGAACTGCGTGTGGGGCCCCGACAAATACAACCACACCCTGTTGACCGTGCTGGCCGAGATCAACAAGCGTGTCGACCAGTACAAGACCGTGAAGCTGGAGTTCCACCTGTTCGCGAGCCCCGGCATCAACCGCTATGCCGCCTTGCCATCGTTTGTTCGTGACGTGACAGCCATGCTGCCGAACGCCGTGATCCACTCGGATCAAGAGTATTATGACTACATGGAGAACGCCGAGCAGCATGACTTCTCCCTGAACTCGTTCCCGTTCGGGTGCTACAACGTGCTGATCGAGAGCCTGTACATGGGGTTGCCTTTCCTCACGTTGATGGGCGAGCGGTTCTACAATCGGGCAGGCATGTGGTTGAACGATCAAGTGGGAATGTCGGAGAACAACTTCGACGACCCACAGGAACTTATCAACAAGGCGGTCACGCTAATTACCGATGCGTCGGAATTGAAGCGGCAGCGCGACCACCTAGCATCCCTCGACCTGAAGGAATGCCTCTTTACGCTGAAAGGTAACCATTTCTTAGAGGCAACCGAGTACATCATCGCCAACCACCCATTCACTGAAACGAAGATCATTGGAGAGAACAATGACGAAGCTTAGCAAGGATACAGTGGGAGAAGTCAAAGAACTTCTGTCAGAGAAGCAACTCACCCAAAAGCAGATCGGCACCAAGTTTGGCGTCAGCCGCTCGGTCATCAGCGACATCGCCTGTGGGCGGGTCCACAAGGATGTGCAGTCGAAGACGGAAGCCACCGAGGAAGAGTCTCTGATCTTCGGTTTGCAGTCCGAGATCACCCACCTTCGTGAGGAGCGCAACCTCGCCCGTCGGCAGTTGAAGCAGGCAGCCAAGAGTCATGGCTTGTTCCAAGCGATTGCCGAAGAGATGGAAACCCGCGTGACGCCGATGATCGCCCTGCCCAAGTCCCGCATCGTTCGCGCCGTCCCGGCCACCGTCGAGGAGCACCTTGTCCTGCACATCTCCGACGGCCACCACGATCAGGTCGTCACCCGCGATGACACGGGCGGGCTGGAGAAGTACGATTTCCCGATCAGTCTGTGCAGAGGCGAGCGTCTCGTCGATTCGATCCTGAAGTGGACACAGCAGACTCTTGCACCCCAGTTCAAGTTCCCCTCGCTGACAGTGCTGGCGTACGGCGACCACACGTCGGGCGAGATCCACGGGGCGGCCCAGCGGTCGTATTTCCGGAACTGCTTCAAGAACTGCCACGCCATTGGCCAGTTCCACGCCCTGATGTACCGCGACCTCGCCCCGTACTTCGAGCAGGTGAACATTGTGTACGTGCCGGGCAACCATGGTAGGAGATCAATGAAGAAGGACTATCACGGTGCGCACGACAACTGGGATTACCTGATCGCGACGACGGCCATGCTGTACTGCCGCGACCTGGACAACGTGGACTTCACCATCCCGAACGCATTCTCAGCGAACATCGACATCGGCGGCGTCGGGTTCCATGTCTTCCATGGCGACGACGTGCGGAGTCAGTTGGGCATCCCCTGGTACGGGCTGGAGAAACGACGCCACCGTCTGATGGCTCTGGAGAACGTGCGGGAAGGCGTCCCGATCCGCTACTACTGTTGCGGTCACTTCCATCGTCCCGGCAGCACGACCGAAGTCAACGGCGAGATGCTCATCAATGGTGCGTGGCCTGCCACCGACGCCTATGCGTACAACTCGCTGGCCGGGTTCACCGAGCCTAGCCAACTGTTGCATGGTGTCAACAAGAAGTACGGGATCACATGGAGGCTGCCCGTCAAGCTGCGATGCTCGTACGAGCACAAGGGACCGAAGCGTTACAAACTCGCCAACATGGACGACATTTCTATCTAGGAGCGACCGTCTTCTAGTTCTCTTTCTCTCTAATTTCAGGAGTCACAATGTCAGCTATCATCGCCACCCTTCTAGCCAGTTCCAAGGTCGTCCCCCAGACCGGAGTTGGCCTTCGCGGTCAGAACCGCCACGCTTACGACGAGTTGGTTGCCCTTCAGGCAGCAGGTGATCCGACCATCGAGTCGCCCTATCTATTGGCCTCGGCCAACTCGGTCATGAGCGAGACCACCAACGCCAGCGAGGGCAACATCACGGTCACGATGAACTTCCCGAAGTACGGCGTGGCCGTCACGACCGGCAACATCGCCTACGACGCTGCGGTCGCCACGATCCAGACGGCTGTCGACGCCGCCTTGGCTGGTGAGGTCATCGTCGCGACGTACGTCGCCGACGACGTGAAGGTGTCCGGTGCTGGAGTCATGTCCGGCAACGCTATCACGGTCACAGCGAACGGCACCACGGTCAACGGGGCTGACATGGTCGTCACCACGGCTAACGTCGACCTGGACGCGATGGAGCAGACCGTTGTGGCTGGTGTGGTCGGGACGCAGAACCGCTCCGCTGAGGGCATCCTGGCCCTGTACGGTGCCGTGGCTCCCGCCTCGGTCCCCACTCCGCAGGGCTCGACCCCCTCTGATGGTGACTACGAATTGGGCGGAAACCCGCTGTCCCTCAGCCCCGGCCTGCAAGACTTGCTGGTCCGCGAGGTCGAGATGGCCGAGGACCGCACCATCGGTGAGTTCATTCGCAGCGTTGTGGGTTGCGTGTAGTCTCTCCAATGCTCGGCGGCAGTCCTACGGGGCTGCCGCCATTTTCTGCTTTTCACTTGACAGCCGCCCTTTCGCATGGTAGGATTGAGGTATGAACGAACTATTCACGCTGCTTGAGAAGCACGAAGTCACTCTAACCACTGGAACTTTCGGTGGCGCAATGACTTACTTTCTCCAGAAGGGGACAGCGCAGGTCTGTTTTGAGATCAAAGGTAGCTGGTCTGTCCGAGGCGCTATGCACGAATACTTCTATCCAGCGATCTGTGCCCTGGAAAGATCCTTCCATTCTTCTGGGGAGAAAATATAGTGGACACACCCAAAATTCAAGTCGTACTGGATTCCATCGAGAAGGCCCGCGAGCGGCAGGCATTCGATCTGTCGGTGCTTGCCTTGTGGGCCCATGCCGAGGACACCACCGGCATGTCATGGGAGGATGTCAAGACGTTCACCTTCCGGCCGGAGTACCTGACCAAAGAACAAGCGACGGAAAACAAGCGGCGAGCCATCCGGCGTGCCCCGCCTGTCTACTGTGCGAAGAACTGGCACAACTGTCTCCGGCTGAAGTCCGGCGACCTAATCTCTATGCCTGGCATCTCTCGGCCAATCCCGCCGGGATGGTTGGAAGCCAGCGCAAGAAAGGTAACCTCCCTGCTATGAACGAACACATCGAAATTGAACGGGCTGGGATGTACACCGAGGGCTACTCCGACGCCTTGAAGGATTGGCAGACGCAGATCCTCATGCTGCTGGAAGATACTGAGCGCAAGTTCGGGCACATGCACGACGGTTTCGGCAAGTCAATGTACGAGCATCTCCGATGTCAGATGTCCAAGCTGTACAACGAAAGGACCGCAGGATGAGTATGTTATGGCACCCCTGCCACCCGGAGTTCGGTCTCGCTTTCCACGTCGACTACAACTTCGAGTGGCAAGCACACGACCTCCGCATCGTCAAACGACTCGGCGACGGCACCACCCTCCGGGGTGAGATGGAGTTCGTCAAGCACAAACCCGGCGAACGAATGGAGCCCACCCTGCGAGTCAGAGATGGGGAGACCAGTGGGCTGCAAGACCTGTTCGACTGTCTGTGGGACGCGGGCCTTCGGCCACCCACAGATGTCGACCCACACCCTATCGTGCAGGCGAAGAATGAGAACCTCGCCGACCTCCGCCGTATCCTTGACAAGGTGATGGACCCGTGAGCAAAACGGAAAGACTGATAATGGTCATGGGGGTGGGCATTTTCCTTGCTCTGATGCTGGGCTTTCTGGCCCATGTCACCTTCGTTGAAACCCGTCTCGCTGTCCCGGCCCCTCAACAGAGTGGAATGAACCCGTGAAATACTTTCTGATCCTAGACAACGAAGTCATTGTCAGCCATTTAGATGGAGAGGGCTACCCTGACGTAGCATATCTCTTCGACTGTGTGATGAGGAAGTACCCAGACGCAACCGCAGTGGTGGCAGGCCCCGGGCAACACACCGAGATGCCTTGGGAAATTGACACGGTGTTCGTTATCCCGTATGAAGCATCGCCTGACGGCGTCAGGTCGGTCGCCTACTTGTGGAAAGAAATTCAACACTTACAATGCCGCAAGGCGAGGGAGGAACGATGGGTTGGGCAAGTGGAGGCGACCTGTATCGCCAGATCATTGATGCCATGAAGCGGCTTGTCTCCGACGACGCGGAGCGTGAGAGAGCCCACAAGATGCTGATCCCGCTGTTCGAGATCGCAGACTGGGAC